GAGGGACAGGAGGAGCTGCCATCGCGTGTAAATGTGATGGTGACCGCTACTTTATCTGTAGAAGATCCTATTTGATGGGATCTCTCCTAAGACGAGGTGTGAAAACCGAGTCCTGGTTGGATAAAGATAGGTGAGCCTCTGGGTGTCCAGTCGATAAAAACAGAATTTATGAGAGAGAATTACTTCTTCAATCTCTATTCTGCGTTTAAAGATTCCGTTGTTACTAAGCCTATGGTATCACTGGCCAGCTTAGAGCTGACAGTGCTATCGAAGAAGTTGGGCTGGAGAGTAATCTCTGCCTGCTTCCCCTCGATAGTAAAATTCAATGCTCGTCTGAGACAACTTTCTCAATTTATCCAACATTTGGTCCGTATGCGTAAGCATCACGGCCAGGTGTTTGTCGTTAAATATTTGAAAGCTTCCCAACTGGCAATTAGTAAAGCTATAGCAGGAAATCCGTTTGAGTCTCTTAATGAGCTCGAACCTGATCTCCCGTTACCGCGCTTATCTTCCTCGGGTCTCCCTGCGGTTATACCGCTTCGAGATCGTAGGGCGATATTGTCCGGAAGAGCTCCAGCAACTATACGTTGGTGGATGACACTCTTCGGGATATACCGTATCGTGTCCATTCCTGGAACGGTAAAGATGAGTACGATAACTGCTCCGTATTCGGGTTCTGTTGACTTCTTGGATAGGGCGTCTGTGGAACTAGGACTCTTAAGTCGTAGTTTCAAGAGGGCTTACTCCTGGAAACCAGTAGATCCGAAGACTGGGCTGCTATTTCTTGAAAGTTCGTCACCGAACTTTGTCGTTTCATGACTAGGATTTGTCCATGATCTGCAGGTTCTGCAGGCCGTGGGCCTATCCGAATCACTCTTTAGTCTGATATGTAATTTCTGAGGACCCGAATCACGAATTCACGCGATGGCCAATAATATATTGGCGTTGGGTGGCCTTCGTTCGTTTGAGGTTCGTGGGAATTATGCAGGCAAGGGGCTAAAGGATGCGGCTAATCGTTCTCATATTGGAACGGTTGACTCTTCACTTGGTCTCGAGAATGATTTCCTGGGCAACCCTTACCCTAAAGGTAGGGTTGGTCAGTTGTCATTCAAAGAGGAAGCAGCAGGAAAAGTAAGGGTATTTGCCATGGTGGATATATGGACTCAGTCTGTATTGAAACCATTGCATGATGCCATCTCAGATATCCTGAGATCGTTACCGAATGACGGTACTTTCGACCAAGGAGCAGCCGTGAAACGTTGCTTCCTGAAGTCGAAAGCCGCCGGGTTTTCGTACGGTTATGACCTTTCTGCTGCAACTGATCGACTGCCGATTTCTCTGCAGGCCTCTATACTCGATTCCCTTTTTGGGGGCGGTGTAGGTACCTGTTGGAAGAAATTGCTGGTTGAGAGGGATTATTGGTATGAAACTAAACTTGGTAAGGGCGAAACATTGACGGAGTCGGTGAGGTACGCTGTGGGACAACCCATGGGTGCTTTATCATCTTTTAATATGCTAGCTCTTACTCATCATCTGATTGTTCAGAGCTGTGCTATCAGGGCCGGG